GTTCCACGATCAGTCACAGGTCAAGGAAGCCTTTTTGGAAGGCTACTACAGCCGTGCGGCTGGCTTCGACTGGTACGAGAATGAGCGCATTCTTGCCCTGGCGAATGGTTCGGACCACACGACCGTCACGATCAACGATGCGTCCATTGCATCGGGTGACACGGCGCTGACGATTGCTGGATCGAACTATACGGAAGGCTCTGTCTTCACTTTGGGCTTGGCTGGCACCCCGGTTTACGCGGTGCATCCGGAGACCAAGGCGTCGTATTCGTTCCTCAAGCAGTTCGTGGCGACCAATTCTGGCACGACCAGTCTGACCTTCAGTCAGGCGTACCAGTTGACTGGTGCCAAGCAGAACGTATCCGTGCTGCCGGTAAACGGAAATGCGGTGACGTTCTTTGGCAACGCATCCACTACGTACAAGAACGCCCTTGCTTATCACAAGGACTTCTGTTCGTTCGTCACTGCGGATCTGCCGCTGATGGACGATGCGGCGAAGTGCGTGCGGCGCGTGCAGGACGGCCTCTCGATGAGAGTGTGGCAGGGGTCGAACATCGTGAACGACGAGCTCTTGATGCGAATCGACATCCTGTATGGCTACAAGGTGCTGCGTCCCGAGTGGGCCTGCCGCATCAACTGCACTTGAGAGGAATGAAACATGGCTGCTGAATATGTTGGAAATGGCAACCCGGACGGCACGATCTTCGGACGCACTTCGTCTGAACTGATCGCGTTTTACGGTGGTACACCACTCGCTAAAGTGAGCTTGACCCAGCAGGCGACAACCAAGACCACGACTCAGCTACGTGCTGAGTTGACGGCCTTGCAGGACGCGCTACATAACTTGGGTTTGGTCACGATAACCTGATGGGGCTTTTGCTCCATCACAACCCGCCTGGGGGAAACTCCAGGCGGGTCTTTCTTGCGGTTCCGTCTTACGGGGAACCGAACGGGATTACGGCATTCTCGCTGTTCCAAGCTCATCCCGAGCTCATCAAGGCGGGATATGACGTTGAGCTATGTCTGTTGCTGGGCGATTGTCACGTAGACGATGCCAGAAACAGGCTGGTCAACGAGTTCCTGAAATCGTCCTGCACCGATCTTGTTTTCATTGATGCGGACGTGGGGTTTCAGACTGCGGACCTGATTCGTCTGCTGTCCTATGACCGGGATGTTGTAGGTGGAATCTATCCCAAGCGGGGAGACATTGAAGAATACCCCGTCATGTATGTCGGCGGGGAAATCTGGTCGGACAAGGATGGCTTGATCGAGGTTGCCGGCCTGCCGGCAGGATTCTTGAGAATCCGTCGCAATGTCTTGGAGACGTTAGCGAGGGATGCTGCGGAATACTGCGTGAAGGGCGACAGCACAGAGAAGATTAAGCAGGTATTTGAGCGCTCCATCATCAACGGAGCACGGTATTCCAGCGATAACTACTTCTGCGTGAAGTGGCGCGAGCTTGGTGGAAAGATTTACGTTGACCCGAACTGCTATCTGGAGCACCGGGGTCACAAGATATGGGTAGGAACATTCGGCTCCTATCTCAGAAACATCAACGGCCTTAGCCTGTCTGGACTCAAGAAACTCACCGACAAGACCGAGACAGACCACACCTACATCGAATTGATGCTGGAGTGGGGGAATATGCCATGGGCCGCACAACCCGACTTCATCAAAGCTGCGGTCATGATGGTGCGCCAGATAGACGGTCCGGTGCTGGAAGTCGGCTCTGGCATGTCCACCCTTGCCATGGCCGCTGCGAATCCTGACATCACGATTCATGCGCTGGAACATGACGGCGGATGGTACGCAAAGATTCTTCGGGACTTAGACCGCCTGAAGATAAAGAACGTCAAAGTCTACCTGTGCGACCTGAAGCAGTATCCCAAGGGGCGGTGGTATGACCCGCCAGAGCTCCCGTGGCAAGACTTCCAGATGGTCTTGTGCGATGGCCCTCCGAGGGCTGGAGCGAACAGAAACATACTGTGGGACTTCATGAATCTAAACGGCGGCTCACCGCGCTGTCTCCTGGTTGATGACGCCAACCGGGATGGAAAATTCATCCCCGCCGGATACAACGGCGAGGTGGTGGGGATCAACAGAAAGTTTGCAATTGGACTGAGGCAACCGGCCTTGAATTACAAAGTAGGAACTTGAAATGGCTAGAACTGCTACTTGGATGCATTACATTCCGTCACCGAGCGGAGCGGCGGCTCAGGACGCAACCCTTGGAGTACACAACGAGGGTTATTACAGCGTCCAGAACACGGCAACCGATGGACCAACGGCCATCTATGCCGGACCCGCGTTGTTGCTTGGCGTCTACATCAACACGACGCTCTCGGCGCACACGGTCATTTTGGCCGATGCGTCTACAACCGTGGTCACGATCCCGGCGTCGCTTGCTGCGGGAACCAGCATTCTCTATCCGGGCATCCGGTTTGAGACATCGCTCCAGATAGACCCGGACAACTCATCCACTGGAAACCTGACGGTTGTCTACCGTCCGCTGTAATGGCATCCAATCTGGATCTGATTGAGAAGGCCTTTCGGCTGATAGGCGTTCTGGCAGAAGGTGAGACAGCATCCTCCGAACAGGGATCGGATGCTCTTACCTCGATGAATGACCTGTTCAACGAATGGGCTGCGAACGATATCGACATCGGGTATTACCCGCAGACTTCGTTATCCGCAGACAGCCCGATCTTTGCCGACGCTATCCAGGCTGCAAAGTACAGTCTCGCAATCCTTCTGGGTAGCGAGTACGGGGTGAGTCCGTCGCCTGCTGTAGCTGCTGTTGCGAGCTCGGGATACAAGCGTCTGTTAAGGGATGCACAGGTATCGAAACAGGAAGGCGTGGATATGTCGCACCTCTCCGGGGGGTCGCTTACAGAGAATATCGAGACTGGTGAATGAGCATTCCGCTTCCGATTTCCTCCTACGTTGATATTCCCTCAAGCACCGCGAGACTCATCAATTGCTACATCGAGCAGGGAAGCGAACAAGGAAAGGGGCCGATACTCCAGGGTTCACCGGGGATTACCTCGGACTCGACCCTTGGGACCGGGACGATTCGCGCAATGGGAATCATGCGCGGGGAACGCTATACCGTCTCTGCGAACAAGGTCTATCGCGGGGTCTCACACGTTGGGACGGTGACGGGGACCGCAAGACCTCAACTCGCCGGTAACGGCACTGAACTGTGCGTTCTGATAGAACCGAACGCCTGGATCTATGACGCAACCGCAAATACGTTTGCCCAGATTACCGATGGAGATTTCACTTCTCGCGGCGCCTCATCGGTTCAGTTTTTCGACAATTACATCACGTTTACCGAACCCGACAGTGGACGTTGGTTCTCGTCTGATCTTGCGGCTGCGACAGATTACGACGCGCTGAATTTCGCCACCGCAGAGGGTTCGCCGGATGATCTGGTCACTCATGTTGTAGACCATCGCCAAGCCTTCCTGATGGGCGTTGAATCCTGCGAGTTGTGGGACAACGCCGGATTGTCGGGTTTCCCGTTCATGCGCTCGGGGAATGGGTTTGTAGAGATCGGCTGTCTGGTTGGAAAATCAGCACAAAAGATAGACCAGTCGGTTATCTGGATCGCTTCCGACTTCACGGTTAGACGGTTGTCCGGTGTTACGCCGGTCAGGGTGTCCACCAATGCGGTCGAGCGATCAATCCGTGAGTGGGATCTGGGGAGCGTTTATTCATTCACTCTGACCTGGCAAGGTCATCTCTGGTACGTCCTGACCTCATCCACTGGAACGTGGGTGTTTGATGTCACGACTCAGCAGTGGCACGAACGCCAGTCCTACGGCAAGAAGTATTGGGATATTTCCTGTGCTGCCTCTTTGGATGGCGTGACGTATGTGGGTTCCGCCTCTACCAACAGGATCGGCATCCTCGACGATGTGTTTTCCGAGTTCGGGGATGTCCTGCGAATGGTCTGGGCCTATCAGCCAGTATATCGGGAAGCCGAGAGAGCGGTGCATTCCAGCCTTGAGATCGTCACTGAATCCGGCGTTGGGCTTTCCACTGGACAGGGCTCTGATCCGAAGATTTCGCTGGAGAAGTCAGACGACGGTGGCAAGACCTACAGGTTCCTTCCTGACAGAGGATTGGGAGCCATAGGGGAATATCTCTCCCGCGCCCGCTGGCACCGCCTGGGTCACAGTAGAGACCGCGTTTACAGGGCTTCGATCAGCGATCCGGTTCGACGCAAGGTGGTGGACACCCAGCTTCATTTTGCTGGTGATGCGTGAGCCTCCCCGCCATTCCTATAACACGCTTTCCCCAGGATGAGCGGGAGTGGGGGCGCATTCTCGCTGACTTGAATCAGTGGGTCAGGAAAGGCCGTAACAGGGTCCATGCGAACGACCAAAGGTTTCTGAATCCGATCAACTGCGCCAATCGCAACAGCGTACAGAGCGCAGACGAGATCATGGTCGCTGCGAGCGGAGCCTCCACATCGACCATCGGGATAGCCTCGCATTCGGTCAAGTTCGACTTTGGTTCCGTGGCGTACAGCTCGGGGAGCGTTTCAGGACTTGATCCGGAAACCCTCTACTACGTCTATGCAGATGATCCCGAGTTTGAGGGTGGCGCTGTTACTTATCTCGCCACCACGAATCCAGACCTGTTGATAGAACGCGGACTCTACTATGTGGGTTTTATAGAAACCCCTATCACCGGAGATACAGAGTCGGTTATTGCGGCGTCATCGCTGAATCCGATTGAGATTCAGACAGGAGCTAATCACGGCTGGTCGAGCGGGAATAACGTCACCTTTCTCGGATTGCCGGGGGACTTCGGAATCAACCTCGACAACAACACGTACGCCATCACCGTAACCGGGCTGGACACCTTCACCATTCCTGTGGATGGCTCCGGATATGCCGCCTATACCACCGGGGGACTGGTAACCCGCGAAACGGTAGCGGTCCAGGCGGGTGGCGGTGCGGGTGCTGGAGTGGGCGGAAGCAGGTTCGATTTCCAATGAACGTACAGGTCAAACGTATTCAGTTGGATACGGAGCACGACAATCAGAAATGGTTAGTGTTAGAGGGATCTATACCGAAGGTTCCGCAAGTCACCAAGCGTCGCGCTATCAACAGCGCCGCACTGGCCGATGGAAAACTGAATCTGGCCGATGAGAAAGCCAAACTGATCGCAGACGTAGAGGAATACTACCAGCGGTGGTTGGCGGTACAGGAAGCGTTAAAGGAACTTTGATGTTTGATGTGAACATGCTGCGTCAATTCCAGATGGGAATGCCGTTTGAGGGCGGTTACGGTCCTCGCAAACAGCCGCTCCCGCAGGCTAATCCATTCCAGCCGCGACCCTTTGAGGGATTCGGCGGCTACAAAAACCCCGGACAACCCGGACAGTTGCCGCAGCCATTTGAGGGATACGGGCAGCAGCCTTTCAAGACACAGGGTCCGTCGCAACCGAACTACATGGCGTTTGGACAGCCGATGAATGGAATGCGAGACCGGTTCTCGCGGCCCTATTGAGACGCTTCTTCATCTATTCAACGCCGCGCTCCGGCTCGGCATGGGTCGCGAACTATCTCACATACGGGGGCAGCTTTTGCCAACACGAGCCGCTGGCAGACGGGGGAATGTACTTCCCCGACTATCCGGTTTCAGGAGCGATAGACACCGGAGCGGCTTTCATCAACTACCAGCCTCCTGCGGAGGTGGAGATATTCCACTTGTGCAGAGACAAGAAAGAGGTTGTGGAATCGCTCAAGAGGATCGGACTGTCCGCATACGATCTCGCGGCTTACAAGTCCGGGTTTCAGTACAAAGATTTATTCGATATCGACTATCTGGAGGTCTTGTGGGGACTTGTGACAAAGCTCCCATTCGACAGGAACAGGACAGAAATGCTCATTGAGATGAACGTGCAGAGAAGTATCAGCGCGATCACGCATCGCTTTGCGGGCGGGCTCTAATACCTTAATTATGGGGAAAGTGGCGCAATTTGATAGACGCCTAGATCGGCTAGAAAGAGAAATGCTTTCTATGCCGCAAGCGTCCTGCAACATTAGACATATATTCGGCCCCGGTCTGTATATACGAGAACTTACTATGCTGGCCGGCACTCTGGCGATAGGCCACTATCAAAAAACCGAACACATGAATGTCATGTTATGCGGCAGCGTTAGCGTCATAAATGATGATGGCACCCACATTCTGCTTACTGCCCCGCTGACATTTGTTGCAAAACCAGGTCGAAAGATCGGGTATGTCCATGAGGACATGGTATGGCAGAACATCTACGCCACTACAGAAACCGATATAGACAAACTTGAAGCCACGTATTTAGACAAGAGCCAGGCCTTCTTGGAACGACCAAGGTTGATAGAGCATAAATCAGATGATGATTATCAAGCGATGTTGGCTGATCTGGGCGTGACTGAAATATTGGTGCGAGAACAATCCGAAAACGAATCCGACCAAATTTCATTCCCGCAAGGATCATACAAAGTAAAGATAGGGCCATCCGGCATAGAGGGTCGCGGCCTGATTGCAACTTCAGATATTGATGCCAATGAGATTATCTGTCCCGCCAGAATAGGCGGACTTAGAACTCCGGCTGGTAGATATACCAATCACGCAAAAACCCCAAATGCAATGGCGCTTCCAATTGGAGAGGACATATATCTCGTGGCGCTGCGTCCCATCTCGGGATGTCGCGGCGGCGAGGATGGAGAGGAAATCACGGTGAATTATAGAGAATCTGTGGCGGTTACTCTGAGGATAGGACAATGAGCGGCGTTGCTACAGCCATTGTCGGCGCTGCCGTAGTAGGCGGAGTAGCGTCAAGTAGGGCGGCCAGTTCTGCTGCAAAAGCTCAGTCTAGGGGCGCAAAAAGGGGCATTGATGAACAGCGCAGGCAATTCGATCTGTCTCGCTCCGATCTCGCGCCTTGGAGACAAGTCGGGGCTGGAGCTCTCAATACGCTTGCCAATGATTTCGGAAACTCTTTTCAGACCAGTCCCGGATATGAATTTGTTCGCAGAGAGGGTCAGCGTGATCTTGGGAACAGTTTTGCCTCAAGGGGCGGGGCATTCTCTGGGAATGCCTTACGCGCACTAGATCAGTACAACACCGGTCTCGCTTCTCAGGAGTATGGGAACTGGTGGAATCGTGGCGCAGGACTCGCCGGGATAGGACAGAACGCAGTCAATACCGGCGTTATGGCTGGACAGAACAGCGCAAACAATATCTCTAATCTCTACAACCAACAGGGCGATGCGCGGGCAAGCGGCATCATGGGACAGGCCAACAGCATCAGCGGCGCGCTAAACACCGGCTTGAATAACTGGATGCTCTACAGGGGCGGGTATTTCAACGCCCCGGCCAAGCCGCCAGCATGAACAGGTGAAGTGAAATGCCGATTAACGCACTCATAGCGCAGGGAGTAGAGCCCATCGGGCGCGATCTTCCGCATATTGCCCAGATGTTTGAGCAAAGGAACCAGTGGAACGAAGCCCAGCAGCGCCAAAATGCTTTGCTTGATCTTCAGAAGGATCAATTTGATTGGCAGAAAAGCCGCGTTGAACAATCCGATGCTGGTCATATAGAAGAACAGAGGTTGCAGCGCTCATTGGCGCAAGTCGAATGGGCGTTAGATCCTAACGTCAATAAACAGATGATAGAACAAGCTATCCCAGAGATAGTCCATGGTTTTGAGCAGTTGCACGGACCCGGATCATGGGCGGCCGCCGATGATGCTGCGGTTAAACAATCCGCCTATCAAGCGCAGATACAGCTTTCTTCTGCGTTAGGGAAGGGACCGCCAGAATCTTCGCCACAAACAGACGACCTTAAAGAGTACGCGGTCGCCAAGCAGCAAGGATATCCCGGATCACTGAGGGATTGGATCTTTGAGGGCAAGCGTGCCGGAGCAACGAATGTCAATGTAAACGCCAACACTGGCAGCAAGTTTGGCGAGGCTTTTGCAGCTAAACAGGCAGATCAATATTCGCAGCTTTACGATCAGGCACAGAAAGCCCCCGAACTCGTAGAGCGGGCCAGTCGAGTCCAGGAACTCCTCAAGACTGGCGCATATACCGGGGCGGCAGCAGACTTCAAGCTGCAATTCGGCAAAGCAGCTAAAGCCGCTGGATTGGACTACGGCGGCACTGATCTCGATAACACAGAAGCGCTAGCTCAGGAACTCGCCGCATCAACGCTCGACTCAATCAAGGCGTCAGGGCTTGGTGGTGGAACCGGATTCTCTAACGCAGACCGCGACTTCCTTGAGCGAGTGGTCGGCGGCAAGATTGTTCTGGAGCGCGGGACTATCGGGCGCCTGTCTAATCTCAACCAGCGCGCAGCGAAATTGACTATCAAGCGGTGGAACGATACTGCCGCTCGTCTGAAGAAGGCCAATCCCGGACTCCTGGAACAGATCGGAGTGGCCGACGTTGCGGAACCGGCCGCAGGTCCAGCTACTCCTCGCGGCCCGGTTCGCGTGGCTTCTCCAGATGAGGCGCGCAAACTTCCAAGCGGCACTGAATTTATCGGACCTGACGGCCAGTTGAGGCGGGTTCCCTGATGGCTGATCCTTGGGCCGAATTCCCTGTAGTTGAAGCCAAAGGCGATCCGTGGGCTGATTTTCCTGTTGTCGAACAGAAGCAGCAATCGGCTTTTGAGCGTGCTGCTGCAGGAACCCCGGTCAAGACTAAAACCAGATATTCTCTGCTTGACGAGGAGCAGGGACTTCCGGCAGAAACTACCTACGAACAGCCGCAGGTCAAGCCGGGGGATTTCAATTTCTCGGCGGCGTTCAAGCAGTCGTTATTGCGCGATCCCAAAACACAGATTCGCGTTGTCGCGCAAGACCTCTTTCCAAATGACCCGAAGGCCGAGGACAGGTTCGGCTTCATCAATGGGCGGCTTGCCTATGCCGACAGTGACGGCCAGCTTAAATACGCTTCCGGCAAGGCTGCGGAGTTTTTGGGGAGCCTGCTCGGAAACACTCCTGAGATTGTGGCTGGGACAGTTGGCAGTTTAACTACCTCGCCAGTTATCGGCGGAACCGCTGGCGTGGTCGGCGCTCGAGGTATCAAGAATGCGGTAGCTGCTTCTATCTTTGACGAGCCGCAGACTATCAGCGGCAATCTAAAGGATCTTGCACTTGTCGGCGCTACCGAGATGGGCGGTGGCCTAGTAGCGAAGGGTGGGCTTGCTGCGGCCAACAGGGGCCGGGTTGTGGATGTAACCCCGGCCAATCTCGGGCAAGCGCAGGCGAAACAGGCCGCGATCAAGGGAGAGACTGGCGTTGATGTGGATCTCGCCCTCGCCTCTGGCGACAAGAGGCTCCTGGCTCTTAGGAACTTTCTCGCGCAGCAGCCGAACGAAACGGCGTCAAAGATTCAAGCTGCCGATCAGCTTGCATCCGGGCAGTTTGATGAGGCGACCAAGCGCGTACTGGATCTTGTTGCTAATCCCGCCCCCGCCGATGTTGCCGGTGCAGCCGGAGTCAATGCGGCTCAGGATGCCATTCGCACGGTCAGAAAGAGCGTATCTGCCCAAGTAGACCCGCTCTACAAGGCCGCTTACAAAGCAGTGCCGGTTATTGACCGGACGACAAAGCAGGGCGAGGCAATTCTTGACTACCTCAAGCTGCCTTATTTTCAACAGGCATTCCGCGACGGCCAAACGCTCCGCGCTTTGGAAACAGGATCGGCAAAAGCCCCACGCACCAGGGTTTCCGACACAATCTCGAAAGGTGGCCCGGAGTCGTTTGAGAAAGCCTCTACGATTGTTAGCTCAACGCCGACTGGAGCTAAACAGATTACGTCCCGGCTTGAGAGTGGTTCCACTTCGGATGTTGCCGAAGGAAAACTTGTCCATAGAGAGGTGACGGAACACCGCGACATTACACGCCCCAGCCTTGAGGAGCTTGACTATACCAAGCGCTCTCTCGATGAACGAATTGAGAAGTTGTTTGAGTCCGGTCAGCGCCAACGGGCGCGAGCACTCAAGATCAAGCGCGACGAGTTTGTACAGGCTTTAGATTCGCTTCCGAATCAACAGTGGCAAGCGGCCAGGAAGGCATACGGCGAATTAGCAGAAAAAGAAATTGCGCCACTGGAAAACGGCGTTGTCGGTGTTCTGGCAAAGATCAAGGATCCCAAAGCAGCCACCGCTGCAGCGAAGTTGTTCCGCGATGAGAACGTAACAGCGGGAGAAGTATTCCGCGCCCGCAAAGCCATCGAAGCAGAAAGCAAAGAGGCGTGGCAGGGATTGGCACGCCAGTACATCGCAAAGGAATTCAACGCGGCGAAACGGGTGACTCAGGGCGGGTCTGAAGTGAATGTTTCCGGCAAACTGCATCAAAGGATCTGGGGCGACCCGGCCGCCAGAGCTCGGATGAATGCCGCTCTCGGCAAGGATGCGTCAGATGCGTTGCGCGGGCTCATGGAGACCGCCGAAACGCTGGGACAGGCACCGATTCGCGGTTCCAATACACAGCCCAATCTTGCGATTCAGACCATGCTTGAGGGGCCGTCGGGCTTCTGGATGAAAGCAGTCCTTAACCCGCGTTCCACCTTGGTACAAGGGGCAACAAAGAACGCAGTTGAAGCTAACTCAGCGAAATTGTGGGAAGCCTTGAGCGATCCGGCGAAGGTCAAGCAACTCAAGTTTGCCGTAAGGATCAGCGACCCGGCAAGACGGGCCACGTTCATAACCGCAACGATTCTGGGTCAATCTACCCGCGCGGCGGCGGGTCCGGCCAGAAGCAACGAATCCACGCAGCAATGAGGGCGACGGGGGCGACGATCAGGATGGCGAGCGGGATGAAGTACCAGTCAAAGCCCCTGCTAATCGTCATTCCAACTGCCGGGGCAGAACCCATCAGCCAGGCCGTTAGAAAGTAGTTTCTAAGTCTCGGACTCACGAATCGACCACTGAAGCCCTTTCGAGGGCTTTTTTGTTGGAGTTAATGAATGGCATTTCTCGCTTATCAACCACTGATGCAGGCTCTCGATAGCAACGGGAGTCCTATATCCGGAGCGTTACTCTACACCTATCTGTCGGGAACGACGACACCCGCAGAAACCTACACAGACGTAGACCTTTCCGTTCCCTCATCTAATCCGGTTGTGGCCGATTCCGGGGGTTATTTCTCCAAGGTCTACCTAGATCCGGACCTGACTTACCGCTTCAGGCTCGCCACTTCCGAGGATGTCGCCGTCTATCAAGAGGACGATATCCCCGGTTCTATTCTGACGATAGATCAGCTAGGGGCGATCCTCTATCGGCAGACCGAGGAGGAATCAGACGCTGGGGTAACGCCGGTACTTTTCTACTATCCGCCTGGGGACGTGCGCCGCTACGGCATGGATGGCACCGACGACGAATCGGCAGAATTCATTGATGCCGTTGCCGCCTGTGTGGCGGGTGGTTACACGCTCAAGGGTGAGCCGGGAAAGACCTACACGCTCACCGGCTCCGCCGCTATCGACATCTCTGGCGTGCTCAATGTGGACATGCGGGGCTGCACGATAGACGCCTCCGCGATGACCTCAACCATTGTGTTTGAGGCCGCTGGCACTAAGGAGCTCGTTTCAAGCGGCGTCACGTTCACCAATGGCGCAGACACGATTGATGTAACCGGATCGAGTGTGACTTTCGAGCGCGGCGACACGATCCTGATTACCTCGATTGAGGCGCATCCGAATCCTGCTCGTGCTTACTATTTCAAGGGTACGCGCACTTATGTTGATTCGCAGGATGGCAATGATCTCCGGATCTACCCGCAAATAGACTTCTCCTACGCCGCATCGGCATATGTCTGGAAGGTCACGCCTAACGTCATCAACTGGCAGGGCGGCCTCGTCATAGCCAACGACGAGGTGGACGTTTGCGCGTTTGAGTTTGATCTCTGTGAGGCGGCCATTGATGTGGAAGTCCGCTATGCGGCTCAGGCAGGAGTACGCCTGCAGAACTCGCGCGGTCGCGTATCCCTAGTCGCGAAAAGCTGTTACCTGGAATCGTCTGGAACCAGCTACGCGATCATTTCCTCAGACCTTGCCGACGTTGATGTGGTTGCCGGTCATGCGATTGGTGCGCGGCATTCGGCCACTGTCGGGGGAGGAACGTGGCTGCAGACCGACTCGGGTGGTTCGTCAGGGGCGGCGGCGTATCCGGCGTGCCTGCGTATTCACGGCGGTACGTGGGGCAGCAGCCTTGACGATCCCTCACAGGAGATCGGCGGTATTGACTGCCACGGCATCGCCAAGCAGCTTCTTGTCACCAATGCAACGATCTACGGCGGTTTGCAGCTTGCTGCTATCCCGTCCTGCGTCATCAGCAATTGCAACATCCATTCCCGCAATTACAAGATCGTCGGCATCGCGGATAGTTTGTCATCGTCCTGGGGTCACATCCAGCTTCTCAACAATCACTGCTTCTTCACCGGGGCCTTTGATCCGGGCGGCACTCCCGC